CATCCTGATTGTTGCAGCGGAAGAAGTAAGCGCAGCATGGGAGAAGGCCACGAGGGAAGCAGGGCATATTGACACCGGAGACATGATCAAAAGCATCGGATATGCAAAAAAACCAAAGACAATCAACGGGATCAAGACAATTGAGATCTATCCGCGCGGCAAGGATTCCAAGGGCGTACGCAACGCGGAAAAAGCGTTTGTGCTGCATTATGGAACCAGCAGTATAAAAGGAAGCAGGTTTGTTGACCGGGCTGAGCAACTGGCAGAACCTGCGGTGCAACAGGCAGCTGAAAGGCTGTGGAATAAATATCTTGAAGGAAAGGACGTTTAGAATATGGAAGTTGGTCTTGCCTATATCGTCGCCGCGAAAGAGACGGAGACAAACGGCGTTGCAACATATTCCGATGGCATGGTTCTTGCAGAGGCGGTTGACGCGAATATCACCATTACGCGTGAGAGCAAGAAGTTCTATTCCAATAATGGTGTACGGGCGGTGCGTGAGCGCTTCAAAGAAGGCAGCGTAAAGCTCGGTCTCGACGATCTGAGCCAGGAGGGACACAAGTTCCTGTTTGGTGGTACGGAAGCGGCGGCCGGCATTGAGGGAGATACATCCACGCAGGAGCTTTCTGTCGGTGGCGATGATGAGATTCAGCCCGTTGGCGTTGGATTTTATGCCACGAAGATGGTTGGCGATATTGTAAAGTATCGGGCAATCTGGCTGCGCAAAGTGCGATTTTCGCCGCCTTCGGAGGAATTCAAGACTGAAGGTGAAACCTTTGAGTTCATGAACCCATCCATTACCGGCGAGATTTTCCAAGTCAAAGCGGCAGCGTCCGACACGAAAAAACGCTATAAGGATGAGGTTACCGTGGATACGGAAGCTAAGGCAATCGCTTGGCTTAACGGAAAAGCCGGGATTGCATCCGAGTAAGGGGAGGGGACGTGAATGGGTATTTTCAAGAAACCTGACGGCGATACGATTACGCTGCGTGGAGTAACATACAATTTGGTTTTCAACCTGAACGTGGTGGAAGCAGTAATAAGCCGTTTTGGATCAGTCGCTGAGATGTATCAAAAAATCGAAGAAATGACTGAGCAGGAGGCTCTGGATGTATTTGCGTGGATCACGGTGCAGATCATCAATGAAGATGTAGCGGAGCGCCGCGAAAACGGAGAGAATCTACAGACTATGACGATCGAACG